GCTATGATGCCGAGAATATCGTCCTTCAAGAAAATGATAATGGTAGGATAGACGAACCAGTTGTATATGCTATACAGAACACTCCTCAACAATCTGAACCTCAACTACTAAAAATTCAACCAATCATGGATGAAGGACCAATAGACCTCGACTTGGAGGGGGAATTGGGAGAAGAAGGACCCAGATCTTGTCCACCTCCCCTCAGCGCCAATGACTACACATTGAACTCAGCGTTAATTCTAGATTCTCCAGAAGCCGCTTTAGATATGTTTCAAAATCCTAATAGTCAACCTGATCCCAGGTTATTTCGTGAAAATTGGAAATCCTTCCATGCTAAATGGAACACTTGGAGTCCTGACGCACGACCTTCAGATTATCACCCAGTGCGAGATAATCATGTTCAATGGGCAAAGATGTTACAATCAAATGAATATGACACAGATGAAATAATGAATATCATCAAAAGAACCAATCATGGAGTGGATATTTGTGAGCCAATATTAAATGGCTTTTTCAAATCATGGTTGAAGAGAGAGTACCGAAGCCCGAGAAAGTGGAACCTGACTTATAATACACTCAAGTACGGAGCCTTATTTCTAGACCTTCATAAAATCTCGTTGAGTCTAAATATCAAATCTAAATTGGAGTTCGAAAACTTGAAAAAATCATTGAATGGAGACGGTGAGTTTGACTCCATAACTGACTTTTTGTTCAAATTCAGAACAAGAAATCTAGGAGTGGTGACCGTTGGTCAAGGGATGGTGTTATTTGAGACAAGGCATTTTTTATGTGATAGAAACTTTCTACTTATGATGAAGGACTCCGCCTTGGCTAGATTCAACACTTACCTTTCCCTGCAGAATCGACAAGATGACCTATACCATCCTGAGGTAATACCAATCTTGGATCAATTATACAAATTAGGTGATGAGTTTCTTGAGTCTGCTGGTAACGGTGGATACAAGCATATCAAACTTTTAGAGTCATTGTGTTTGGACAGATTAAATGGAATAGCCCATTCTCATAGAAACAAAATACCCAATGATCCTAAATTCTCTGAGTATTTAAACACCACTATAGAGGAGTTTGACTGGAGAGAGCGGAATTTCTTGAGAGCTTGGAGACGGTTATTAAGCCAAGTTAAAGATCACAGAACAGTTTTGACCTGTTATGGTTCATTTAGGCACTGGGGTCACCCTTATATAGATTACATAGCAGGTCTGAAGAGGTTACACAAAAACGTCACTATGGATAAGACAATTGATAAAGACTATGCCAAGGCTCTTGGCAGTGATTTGGCCCGCATGATCTTAACCAAGATGTTCAAAAAACATAATCGATGGTATGTAAAGAAGGCAGAAGTGAAGGAGAATCATCCTTTTCATAGGCTTATACAAGAGGGCAAATGGCCTAGCTCCAAAGAGATTCACGATGCCGGAGACTGCTGGTACGACCTCCCACTCGAGAAGTGCTTTGATGTTCCAGATGTTATTGATCCGTCTATAATGTATTCTGACAAAAGTCATTCCGTCAATAGGTCTGCAATCAAAAGACATCTGAACTCAAAGAGAATCTCTCCCATTCCCACAGAGAAGGTCCTCTATACCTACTTGAATAGGCCTGCCACTGACTGGCCGAAGTTTCTCAATGATGTTGACAAGAACGGACTCTCTGATGAAGTATCTGTAATAGGGTTGAAGGCTAAAGAAAGAGAAGGTAACTACTTAGGAAGGTTCTTTACTCTTATGAGCTGGGATTTGCGTGAATATTTTGCAGTTACAGAGTACTTGATTAAAACCCACTTCGTACCCCTGTTTTCTGGGTTAACCATGGCTGATGATATGACTGAGCTCCTCAAGAAAATGCTAGACTCGTCGTCAGGTCAGGGGTTAGATGATTACAGTAGAATATGTTATGCCAATCACATCGATTATGAAAAATGGAACAATCACCAGCGTCATGAAGCGACTTATTATGTGTTCCACGTTATGGATCAATTCTTAGGTTTCAACAATGTCATCTCTAGAACTCACTCTATTTTGCAAAATACTCTAATGTACTATAATGATAGACCTGATTTGATGGTGGTCAACGGTGATCGAATCGAGAACAGTTCCGATATAAGGGTTTGCTGGGAAGGCCAAGATGGGGGTCATGAGGGGATAAGGCAGAAGGGTTGGACAATTATTGGCTTGTTGACCATCCTCAGGGAAAGCAAGATAAGAAATACAGAGATAAAAACTCTGGCTCAAGGTGACAACCAGGTAATTTGCACCATGTATAGTCCTCCATTGGTGAAGAGTGAAACTGAGCTTGACAATGCTTTAGGATTAATGTATGAGAACAACACCGTAATTATGAATGCCATCGAGCGCGGAGCCAATAGATTAGGTCTTATAATTAAACCATCTGAAACTATGGTTTCATCAGATATGCTCGTATTTGGGAAGTTGCCGGTCTTTAGAGGTGTTATAATGGGGTTAGAGAGTAAAAGATGGTCCCGAGTGTCATGCACCACAAATGACCAGATTCCGTCACTTGCTAACACCATTTCTTCTGTAAATACTGCAGCTCTCACTGTTGCTCATCACTCTATAAGCCCTGTTGAGAGCATGTTGCACCACTGTTTCTTCAACATGGTAAGGGTGCTCATGGAGATGCACAATCCTCTATTACAGGGACCTAGCGAGGTTGGTCAGTTAGAAAAGAGTGACAAAGAATTGAAATCTTATATTATCAGCGTGTCTTACTTAGATCCTTCTCTTGGAGGTGTGTGCGGAGTATCTCTCACTAGATTTCTTATACGATCATTTCCAGATCCTGTGACAGAGTCACTTGTGTTCTGGAAGAAAGTTCATGAGGGAACCACTATAGCGGAGTACAAGAGTATTGCAGGGTCTGCCATGGCTCCCATGATAAAAAGGTTCCAAACTGCGGATTTGACTAGGCTAATTGAAGATCCTCTTTCCTTGAATATAGTAACATCTATCAATGTAGCTACTATCATCAAAGAGGCAATCAAGGAAGCCCTAAAGAGCTATAGACACCAAATTAAGAATGAGATGGTGAAGGCTGTCTTGGACTGTGTAGTGAGAGAAGAGGGAATTTTGATGAACTTCTTGTGGTCGATAACCCCGTTGTTTCCTAGATTCATTAGCGAGTTTCGAGCAGCTTCCTTCTTGGGTATCTCAGATTCCACTATTGGACTATTTGTCAACTCCAGAACCTTGAGGAATGTCTTCAAGAGGGGAATGTCTTCTCGGGTAGATGTACTAATGGTTGGAGCAGAGAAGAAATCTCTTGATATGATGACATCTAGACTAAATTATGGAGCCAGACCAGGAGGGATTGCAGAATGCACAAGCAGTGAAGCTGACAGACTCAGATCTAAATCATGGGGAGGATCTGTTGTAGGTGCAACTGTACCTCATCCTATGGAGTTGCTGTCCAATCCCGAGCCATGCATGATCAAATGCGCTGATTGCTCGGGAGGCAAGAGGAGTGACTTAGGTTATATGACCGTCTCCGTGCCTAGAGGGATCCCCAATGATATAACGGGAAGAGGACCCTATAAGGTTTATCTTGGTTCCAAGACTAGAGAGTCCACGAATTCATTAACTCCTTGGGAAAAATCAACCAATCCTCCACAACTCCGGCGAGCAGAACATCTAAGAGGAGCAATCCACTGGTTCGTTGAAAAGGATAGTAATGTAGGGAAGGCCATATTAAGTGTGCTAGAAGGGTTAACAGGTGAAGATCCTAGTGACTGCCTGGAATCTTTCAAAAGGACAGGTTCTGCATTGCATCGGTTCTCCAGTTCCAGACAGAGTTCCGGAGGTTATTGTGCAAGCAGTCCTGGAGCACTAGCCTACACAGCCACAACTTCTGACATGCTTCTACCTAACAATGACGACAACTTTGACTTCATGTATCAAGCCTTGATACTTTACTCTCAAATGGTAGTGTCCATAATACACAAAGGTTGCCGTGAGAGTGCAGTTTACCACCTGCATGTTGGTTGCAGTGATTGCATCAGGAAGATAGAAGAACCCACCCTAACCTCTTCTGAGACATACAAACACCCTGACTTTTCTCATGTCCTAAGGAAGTTGATCCCAGAAGGAGGCAGTTTCTTCTCTAAGAAAGAATTGCTGACAATCAAGGGGGGAGATTGGAGCAGTGTGTCCTGGTATGAAGGTTCTTTTCAGATTGGGATGTCTACCAGTTTCTCTTTTGGTGTTGTAAAGTACCATGGACAGGATGATGTCGATGTGGCAAACTTGTTCCCTATAGGTTTCTCGGGTTGCTTGTCGGGTTCTGCATTCTTGGAGGGTGTCTTTGAGGGAATCATCCGGGTTGCGTCTTTGCAAATCTTTCACCGACGTTATTCTCATGTCTCCACCATAATAAATTTACTGTCATTGAGG